GTAAGTGCAACAAAGATTTTAACAACTAGATTACGAAATGGTAATGATAATACTTGGGAATCTTCATCTGCATTAATTGTTAAAACTCCACTACTACTCGGAGCTGTGTATGCTATATCAAATGTGTTACCAATAAACACAAGTCCTATATAGTTAACACTATCCTGGTTGGGGTGCTCAACCCCTGCTCCTGCTGTATTGGCTATAAAGCTTGAGTCTTCTATATCAATACCAGAATTCCACAATAAAGCAGCAGTTGCTACTGTATCAATAAAAAACGACTGTGATATGGGAGTGTCATCTGCAGTAATTTGCCCACATTTTTCAAAAGTACAGCCTATAACTTCTGTGCTTGCTGTAGCACTAGGAAAATCAATATCAGCAGCACCATAAAACGTAGTACCATATAATTTAAAATCAGTAATATTAGTATCTGTACCATCTAAAGAGAATTTTGCTGTTTGGTCTGTGTCTGCCACACGTACACTACACCCTTGAATTCCAGATGATCCTGATTTATCACCTAATATAAATTCTGTGATATTAGACCCACTAGTAGCCACAACAGAAATATCACACAAATCTGCTGCAATTGGTCTATCTTCAAAAACAACTACTTGAGATTTTGCTTGAAACTTACAACCATTACTACCTGTAGCATCTCCTACATCCAAGCTGCCTACTAAATAGTAGACACCACCTATCTTTCTAATAATACCATGCCCTAAAGATGTATCATCAGCAGAAAATATATTGTCAAGATCAAAATAACCCCCACCATCATCCCCATAGGCAATAAGTCCATCACTTTTACAAATATTATCTATCCATACGTTGTCAAAGTTTTTACCACTATCAACTTGTGTTATTCTAAATATAATAGAGGTTATAGCATTCATACTTGAGGGCTTTGTACCAGAATCCACAGGATTTTCGGTATCAACGCACATATTTTTCCAGCCACCCTGGTATCTGTCAGCGTTTAAATTCCAGTATCCTGTATTTGAACCATCTGACACACCTACTTCTATGGCTGTGGCTGTATTGGCTAAAAGACCTGACGCAGAATCAAGAAACCAGAATCTTAGATGAGAAGAACTAGCAGTAAAATCAACAGATACGTTTGAAAGTGTAAGGGTGTTAAGCCCATTAGCTTTTAAAACAAAACTTAAACTACCACTACCTTCTTTATAATTAGCTGAATCTAGTTCTTCTGCTACACTCCATGCTCCATCTGTAGTGTCGCAGGATTCTATCTGAGAATAATTTTTTCCTGAAACTGTAACTGCCATTTACAAATCTCTCCCATACTTTACTATTCTGTTATTTTCCCATGTATCTAAGAAATAAAAGCCACATTCTTTATGTATTATAGGAGGAGCACTTGGGAAAATTTTACATTTCAATGGTCTTTCTTCATTACCATGAATTAAGCACGTAGCTTTTTTACCTTCATATACAAGATGTTCACAATCTTCATGGTCACAACACCACCCACAACGATTGCACTGTCCTCTAAGTTCATACCGCATTTTAGGTTTAGATATGTTAGATGTCATTTTAAACTAATTGTTTCTTTTTTCCGTTTTTAAATTCCAAGATTATATTTGGTAGATGCCATAATGTACATAAAAATATTATGTCATCTGTGCTTTCAATAAACCTTTTCATATACGGAGAATAGTGTTTTTCATTCAAAATCCCAAATTTACAAAACGATAAGTTCCGTTTAGAATAGAATTCACTAAAATAATCAGAATACTTTTGATTAGTAATTGTTTTAATATGAAATTCAAAAGGTGTGTGAAGGTCTTTATGAACACAGTATTTGGAATACTCTTCTTTACCCATAATTTCTTCTAATTCTTTGTTAATACAAATAAAATTGTATTTGTACTTATCATTATGATAATAAATAAACAGATTGTATAGAACAATTTCAAATACTACATCATACTTTTCACATAATAAATCAAATAACGATTTTTTATTGAACCTCTCTATATATGTAAAAAGATCATCCAAAATGTTCTTATCAAAAAACCAATTGTATACTTCAAAAAAGTAATACGGAAGACCTTTATCTTCTCCTATTAACTCAAGGCAATTATTGGTAATTGTTGAAAAAATACCGTTTGTAAATTTTTCATTATTATAATTCTCTGTATAAAAGATATGCCTATATTTTATAAAATGATCACTAAATAAATCAACCATCTTAAAATCCCTTATCGCTAATGCTTCAGAATCAAATAAAACAGCATAAGGATTTGCTACTTTATAAACACCAACAAACTTTTTTATAGATTGAAAATTATATTTACCAACTTTTTTCAATAATTCAGCATCATCTATATCTCTATTAAAAATTTCCTTAACTAAATCTTTTAAAGAATAAATTTTTATATTGATTTTATGAGAAAGTTTAAATATATAATCATTAAATACTCCTACCTCATGATCTGATACCACAAAATTTATTTGAACGGTATTAATATCCAAACAATGTTCTAGTAATGACTCTAAAAACTTAACCACTCTAGGAAAATGCGGTGTGTATGTTGGTATTACTACCTGTAAATATTCTACTTGCAAAATATAGTTCCTTTCGCATCTGCCCATTTATCTATAATAAAAGTCAGAGATTTTATACATTTATCTGAGGGAAGCCAGATATCGTCTTTTGTTGGGTAGTCGTTATAAGGTAAAAGACAATATTCAGTAAACCCTATGTCATTTAATCTTAACAAGCATGAAATAGCATTATTCAGTAATTCAGAAACAAAAGTAAAACTTAATATATCAATCCTTTCCTGTAACCCACAAAGAGCACGAAGCTCAAAACCGTTTACATCTAAATATATATACCCAGGCTTACCAAACATCGAAATTATACTGTCAAGTGTGTAAGTAGTTGTTACTTCTTCATATACTTCCTTCTCCTTATAAAATTCCTTGTTTCTAGTCTCTGTTAGCCATTTTACATCTAAAGAAGAACTCATAGGAACTGTCTTTAAAGTATACAAAGAAGTAGTTTCCTCATCATCTGAAACAGCTAAATTAAAGCAAAAAAACTTATCAGCATTCAATTTATTCTTACACAGGATACTCAAATAATCAAAACTCTCTTTGTTTGGTTCTATACAAATAACATTAGAAAATCCCATAGATTGTATCCCTACTAAATTAGCTCCTCTACCTGCTCCAACATAATAAGCTAAAAATTTATTAGTAAGACCTAAGTAATCAATATCTTTTAAACTAAATCGTTGGTTTAATGGCATTTCTATCTCCTACACACAAAAACAATTACCACTAAGAACATTGTCTTCATCATTATCTTTTAAATCAATAAAAAGCATTGCACACATATTATAACCATAACAGTCATCAGTAGATTTAGGTAAATCCTCCCCGAAACATATATAAAAACTAGTAAATCCTAAATCCCTTAACATAGACAAACAAGACAAATTATCATCTAATCTCTCCGATATCCACTCAAAACTTAATAGTTCTGGTTTAAAATCAAGCCCTCTGATAACATATTTCTCGTATCCTTCAACATCTATCTTAATATAATCTGGCTGTTTGCCAATAATATTAACAATGTCTGAGATAGTTAAGGTTGCTACTTCTACTTCCTCATATTGCTTTTCTCTGTAATATTGCTTGTGTCTTGTTTCTGTTAGCCATTTTGGGTCTAAAGAATTAAGAAAAGGTAGATTTCTAGTAGAATGTAACTTAACTATCTCACTACTTTTATCAGTAACAGCATTCTGTAATAATGTAATATCTAAGGCATTACCGTACTTAGCCTCAAGCTTCTTGAAATTTTTTGGGTCTGGCTCTACACAAATAATATGCCTGTACCCTATTGATCTTATGCCAACAACGGAATCTCCGTCATAAGCCCCGATATCAAAAGCTAAATCAAAGTTCTTCAAACCTAAATGACTTAATTTAGACGAATCAAATTTTTCATTTAATCGCATTATAAGAATCCCTACAAAAATGATTTAAGCTGCTCTACAAATATGCTTTCATAATTAATATCATTTATACACCATTTCTAACAGCCAAATAATTAGTAGTTCTAAATTGTTCATGTATTTCATCATATTTAGGAATATGAAGTAGTCCACCTTTAGGGGTAATCCTGTAAATTTGAAAGCTAGGAGTTAACAAATACCAAAAATCTTGAAAGAATGTTCTGGTATCTATATTACACCCACCAAATTCAAACATAACTAAGTCTATTTTACTATAATACAACATTTTTTCTGCTCCTCTAAGAGCAAAGAGTTCATGACCTTCAATATCTAATTTTAAAAGATGTATATGATCTATATTATTTTTTTCACAGTAATTATCAATAGTATCAATTTCTACTTGCTCAGATGTATCGAAATAAATATTAAAATGATCTAATCTCCTACGTGTTAATGAAGCAAGCCCAGAACCTTCTTTATCATAATATAAAGTAGACTTTTCTTTTCTAATTCCTAATCCTGTATTATTAAGTTTGATCCTCTTATCTATAATCTTTTCATCTAAATTCCTTTTTAATATATTGAATGTTGGTTTACTAGGTTCAAAACAATGAATAGAGGAATAGTCAAATCCAGCTTTATCAATAAATAATTCAACAAATTTTCCCTTGTTTGCTCCAACATCAAACACACAATATGGTGGGGTTATTCTTAATTTGAGAACTACAAATGCTGCAGCTTCTCCACTGATATCAACATTACTCCCACTTCCTATTCCTACTTGGTATTGTAAATCTTTAAGTCTTTTTTCATAATCATCCATACATACCTCTCTTTAATAGTATAACCCAAAATTATGAACAACATTCAATTCCTTAAAATGCTTATCATTTAAATCAGTAAAATCCCAAGTTTTATCTTTAGGAAGTGTATCAAAAAAATCACTAACAGCTTTGTGCCCTTCTCTATCATCAAAGATAATAACACCATCTTCATTTAATACTTCCTTACTATATCTATACTCAAATCCGACTCCTTCAAAAGAGTGATCCCCATCAATAAATATAAGATCATAACCACCATTAGGTTTTATAGAATTCAAATACCTTAAATTTTTTTCAAAAATTTCATCATTCTCCAACTCTTTGAATTCTTTATATACTATACCAGCATCTAATAAAGCCCATTCATTTCCCATTTTGTGAAATGTTTTGTGTGGCATCCAGTAATGCTGTCTAATTAGATTGCTTTTCAAAACAACACTACCACCATTAAAGCCTCCTCTTTTTATTTCAAACGTGTCTATAACTACATCTCTCGTATCCTCATAATTCTCCTCTATAAAAAAAGCTATAGCATTTGTAGTAAAACATCTCCAAGAACCAATTTCTAATATCTTTTTTGGCTTTAAAGTTTTTATTACAGCTATAAGAGAACTAGCAGTACTAACTTTTGCACCAAGATATTTATCATCCTTAGAAACCCCTTCTAGAAATCTCATTTCACAGGAAAATTCCTTATCATAGTAAATAAAGTTACTCTCAAAATCTTGTTTAAATTTGTCTAAACTTATTTTCATATTTACTCCTTATACCCAATCATATAATAATTCTCAGGTATATGACTTATTTCCCAATTATGCCACTTAATATTTGTTCTAAGATTCCCCCAATCTCTAAAAAAATCTACATTACTAACATCTTCAAATCCTATTTGGTATGCAATTAAATAATACGAAAAATCCTCTACTTGCTTTAGAACCATTCTCCTCATATCCATAGGAGCTTCACTTAAAGACCATGTAGCTATAAACAAACTATCCTTAAAAGAGTGAACCGTTTCTAATTTAGCTAAATCCTTCTCTGAAAGTAATCTAGGATGAATATCAAAATGATTTAAATAATATTCCTGTAATTTAACAAAGGTAGGTAAATCATAAATAGTATATTTCCCAGAAAATCCTAATGTATGTATTAATCTACACATGCACCCATACCCACCACCAAACTCAAATATAGTATCTAATTCATCAACTCTCTTATTAGACAATTTTTCAAATAACGCAACATGGTAAGCCATATGTACCAAGTTATAACTATTAGGAGGATTTCCTATTTCAGATTCCTGTATAGCTGGTTTCCACCTACTGTTCCAATCTGGCATCTCTTTAAGAAATTTAAGCTCAATAGCAACCCATCTTGGATTACCCATAAACATAGTTTTTTGTACAACAGGCCAACTTATTAAGTTTTCACGACCATATATTTTCTCATTATTTCTTAATTCAGCATGTTCTCTATCCCAAAAAGAAGACACTAACTTACTCATTATAATTCTCTAGAAAGTTTTTTAAGTCCTCTGGAGTTCCTAACCCAAACATCTTATCAACATCAAATGTCTTTATCTTCTTTCCATCAGCTATCCCTTCATTGTATACTGGACACACATAAAATTCACCGTTTACTCGTATATCTTTATCTATCATTTGTTCAGCATATTTAACGTAATCAGACCCTTTAGACCAATAATAAATACCAACTGTAGCTATATCGGAAATAGGTTTCTTCTCAGCAACTTCAGTAACAAACCCATCATCTCCTAATTTAGCAAATGACCATTTAGGATGAGTAGCTCTAAAACTTAAAATACCACCATCTATCCCCTCAGAAGACATAGCATATATAAAATCGTTACTATCCCATTCAATAAATTGGTCACTATTTGCTATTAATAAAGGATTGTCATTATCAATAAATTCTTTAGCTAAAAGAGTTGTACAAGCAGCCCCTTCTGTGACACCATCAACTTGTACAATTTCACAATTAGGAGCTATTAAATTTAACAAGGCTTTAAGATTATACTTATCATAATGTGTTTTCTGGACTATAAAAATATGTTTTGCATCTATATTTAAATTCTCAACCACTAATTGTATCATTGGCTTTCCTTTTACCTCTATAAGAGGTTTTGGAAAAGTATAACCAGCTTTCTCAAATCTTGATCCTGCACCTGCCATTGGAATTAATACGTTCATATCTCCTCCTTGCCACTTTGGTCTTGTTATGTTACTCTTATTAATATTTCCTATTTTCTCTTCAATTGATTCTAATCTAACATCCTCTACACTTACTACTCCTAAAAGATGTGCACCTGAGTTAATAGCAGCCTTTCTCCCTATATGAGAATCTTCTATAATCAATGTTTCTGTTGGATCAACTTCAGCTTTGATCATTGCTTGCAAAAACATTTCTGTATTTGGTTTAGGATTTTTTACATCTTGGTTGCTAACAAAAAAATCTATGTATTCAAGAAATCCTTTTCTGAGTAGCATCATTTTTGTAGTCTCACGTATACTATTACTACAAACTGCTATTTTATAATTTTCTTTAAGAGTTCTTAGTATTGTCCTAATTCGTTCATCATAGGTGTAGGTTTCGTTAATTATATCTATAGTTGCTTGTTGCTTTCTTCTCCAAACTTCATCATATAGTTCTTCTGGTAGTCCTTTGTTTTCTGTAAGTAGTTTAAGTTTTACTTTAGTAGGTCTACCATCATATGTGCTTAGATGTTCATCTCTATCTATAACATAATCTTCATCAAACGATCCTAAAGCTCTGTTTAATGCATGGTAGTGCATGTCCTTAGCGGCACATAGAACGCCATCCAGATCAAAGATTATTAAGCGGATACTCATAATTATACCTTTTATTTAAAATTAATCTATACCATTCAGTATGCCATTCTCTATTAAAATTTGATCTTGAGTGGCAACTATCACACAAAGTAACTAAATTTTTTAACGTACAATCTTTTTTGTTGTAGTTAATGTGATGGACATCTAACTTAGTGCCATTATTGTGCTTAGTATTACAATTCAGACAGATATTCCCATCTCTATCTCTTATATTTTGTTTATATTCTTCATCATAAAACGATAAACAGTAATCTTTTTTTGAAAAACCTCCCTGCCAATTAGGATGGTTTTCCCCACGTACTGCTTGACTTATTTTTTCTTTATGCTCTTCTGAATGCTTTTTCCCTATTTGAGCTAGACTCATATTTTTTAATACTTTTGGAGAAAACTTCTTATTGTAATTGCAATTTTTACTACCAGATCGTGACTTGCTCATAGCTAATCTAGTTTTTTTAGATAAAGTCCTACCCAACATTTTACAAGAATTAGTACAAAATTTAGAACCTTTTCTTCCTAAGTATTCTTTACCACATCTAGGACATATCTTAAAATAATAAGTATCTGTTTTTTTAATTAAATTACCATACTTACTTAGATAACACCCTTCTAAATTATCCCAACAAATCTTCATCCTTATCCTCTTTAAAAAATGGCGTTTTCATATTTAGTAAATCTTCTAATTGCTTACTAGAAATAGGCTCAGTATTAGGTACAAATATCTTTTTATTCTCCTTTTCAGTTCCTACTGCAGCTCCCATAGCACTAATAAAAATAATCATTATTCTTCATCCTTATCCTCTTTACTAACCCCAAAACAATTCTTCGGGTCTGGTGCTAAACCATCTGTAGTCATCTGACAACAGAAGTGTTTTGAAGTAGATAGTAAATTATTATCCCCTATATTATCACATGTTAGTCCGTTCCCACTACAGTCATCCTTTCCACAATGACATGTTGTATGTGCTAAATCTGCTGTAACATTTAGTCCTTCTGTATCAAATTTTGTCAGCTCTGTTAATTCGTATCCTTCTTCTTTTCTATGTTTCTCTGTACAAGGCATAGTTTACTCCTCTTTATTCCATTTTACAAAAGCTACAGATCTATAATCTCTTATGTGTCTATCACAACATTTGATATTATAAAGAGAATCAAACTCTTCACTATCATACCACATCTTAGGTTGTTTTCCACACTTCGGACAGTTCTCCAAGATATATGTCACCATTATTCATCATCTTACTTTTGTTCTGTGTACACTCTAGCACACACATCCTTTGGTTTCATTAACTTGACACATGAATTAGTATTCATCACATACTTACAATTCCCCTCTAACAAAACTTCTCCACTCCACTTTACATCTTCACCTTGCCCCCAAACTAGATTTTCATCAAGTGGGAATTTTTCCATCACATACTTTTTCACTACAAAATAAGCACCACTTATGTACATATTTTCTATATTAGTATATTCATAAGGAGCAAGAATTCTATCTATAATATTTGATCTAACCCCAGGTTCTCTATTATGTCTAGAATCATTTATATGGTCTTTATCTGCCCAGATACACCAATCTCTAAATCGACTACCATTATAATTTAGTATTTTATTCATACATATATCCCACTCATCACCAAATTCACGGTATCCTCTATACCAATTAGGTAAAAATGTTATATAGTCATGAAGATACACTATATTGTCATATAAAGCATTCTCAGTAACAATATTTTTTTTCTTAGTAATCCACTTAGGTTTCTTACTTTCATCAAACGGTATGTGAGTTAAATAATCACCATCAAATCTTTCGCCACCAACTACAATAATCTCAAATACATCAATCATCTGCTTATAGATAGACTCTATTATTTTTACTACCCTAGCTGTTTGTGTTCCGTCAGTAATAATACCAAATGTAAATTTCATCTCTCTAATAGCTCATACTTAGGTTTACTTTTAAAGTACTTCATGTTCTTCTGCTCTTTATCCTTAATAATTCTAAATTCATTAAGAGGATTACAATCATTGTAATTATAAAGAATATGTGGGATAAATATAACCTTATCTGATGGAGTCATTTCTAACATCGGATAAGTAATAGCCATGTCACAAGCTCCTCTAGCATACTCTCCTGTCTCATCTTTCAAATCTTCTTTATTAACAGCATTCCATAAAAAACCTTTGAACGTTCTCAAGTGTTGACATAACCATCTATGATAAGTTCTATAATTCCTCTCCTTTTTCACATGTACTGGGTAAGGCTCTCCTTGTATAGTACCATTGCTAGTTCTCTCAAAAGAACCATGAGTCATCCAACAATCCTGAGTCATATAAGCATTATTAATTAATTCTAGAACAAAAGGGTCTGCCAAACTATCATCCATATCAACCACAACAACTATATCCTCATCTTTTGGCTTTAAATTTTCAACAAAACTACCAGCTACAGAACCTATATTATTCATGTATTTAATTACTCTAACATCTCTATCAGATGCCCTTTTATATTCCACTAACTTTTCATATGTTCCATCAGTAGACCCATCATCAACTAATATATGTGTATACTTACCATAAGTTTGTAAATCTATACTTGAACAATGCTCTTCAACAAAATCCACACAATTATACCCACAAGAAAAAATTATAAAATTATTCATCAATTCCCCCATTTATTAGGTATTTCTTTTCCCCCTACCAAAGCACATAAAATATCATATAGTTCTTTTATTCGTATCCTATCAAGATGTTTATCTTTAACAATACCCAAAGCATTCTTTGTTACTTCTTCTACATAATCATGATCATTTAATATTATCTTTGCTTTGTCAACTACATCGGAACAATCATCTTTATATATGAAACAACATTCTTTAAGACCAAACAAAATATGACTATGGTGAAACCAATTAGTCAGATAAGGTGTATTAGTTAACATACATTCAAACATCTTAGCTAAAGGAACATGTAGTATGCCTCCTGAACACCCTAATATACCTTTAAAAGTCTTTATATATCTTGGGTAATCTTTTGGAGAAACTTTCCCATAAATTTCATGAAGTAACTTAGCATTTAATAATTCTAATATAGCCTGTCTACGAATAGTATACCAAGGAGTAGGACTAAAAGACCCTGCAAATCCTATACAATTTTCTCTATGCCCATAATAAGGCTCAAACTCTTCTTCATTTGCTGATTGAGGAAACCACACACTAGGAACTGGTGCTTTATCTCTGTGAAAATGTCTTCTTAATAATAAATCTACTTTATTATTCTTATACCAATCCAAAACTTCAGTACCTTTGTATTTCGACAACTCAGGATCGTATGTATAGAAATCATCTTCTAAGATAACTACAGGAACTCCAACTTTCTTAATATCAACAGGCAACCATTTTATCACACTTTTATTATGTAAAATAACTAGGAACACATCTGCTTTATATTCCTTAAGCAAATCAGATGCTGATATTTTTTCATTGTATTCTTTAACCATCAATTCTTTAGGAAATCTATATTCAGTTTTGTCTACTTCATATGTCATCTTTCCATAGACCTTAAATTCACAATACTTTTCCAATTTTCTAACAAACCCTAAGAATAGCCTAGTAGTAATAAACAAAAAATTCTCCGAAAAACATAAAACTTTCATATGATATTTAATTCCTCTTTTGGTATGTAAATAATATCCCTCACCTGCCCAACACGCAGTATAATTGATTTCATTAATTTAAAGTCTCCATGTCTATATAAATTAACGGAACATGCCTTTCTTATAGTAAACCTTCTATTTCTAACAGCTCTAACAGAGTAACCTACCCATATACCTTCTTCCGTCACAGCTAATCCTCTTGTCCAAAATCTTCTACTAGTAGTAAACAAAGATTTTTTCTCATTAAAAGAATACACAAACCCTTGATTAGATGCCGATATTAATATATCATCTTCATAAGGTTGTAAATCATGAGAATGCTCAATATCGCAATTTAGATGCTCGTATTTTAAATTAGTTATAGGTTTGTTATAATATATATCTGATATATTTATTTTAGCTACTGCACTTGGTTTATTTTTAGGTGTTTTATTCAATCCTATATATAAATCATCATCTTTAACGAGAATTGCATTCAACCCATGCATATTCGGATGTCTTGGCTTTTTCCTACTTACTGGGTGTATTACAGTACTAGTTTTAAACTTATCCTCTAAGAAAATACAATGTATATTATCTTTTGCTGTTTCCGTAACAAAAAGTTTTTCATCATGTACTGCTATTTGGTGTATCTGCACTAATTTACAAAAATAAGGGGGGTAGACATCTCTAAAGGAATTATTTAACACCCTTATTTTAGATTTTGTACAAACACTACTTCTATTCAAAATATCCTCAGACACCACAATGTAATCTTTATATCTAGTAATACCAAAGAATACCCCACCACATAATAATCTAGTTTCAGATGTCTCAGTATCTACTCCAAATAAACCATTAGGTGTTGTCACTATAAGCACTATAAAACCTCTCTATTTGATCGTGAAAATATCCTTCATACAACTCTTCATAATTTAGCCATTCAACATATAAATTTCCACATTCAGGACAAGTTACTGGTTCAGGAGGTTGTTCTCACTTAAACTCACAATTACAACATTTATAATGAGCAATTATTCTATCCATACTAGATCATTTATTTGACCAGCTCCCTCTATCTCTATATTTTTAATTAATTCAAACTTATGATGAGAAAATAAATTAATAGAGTTCTTTAAACTAGGGTCTTGCCTACTTGATCTAGGAGATACTGCAGAATATCCCACCCATATTCCGTCAACAGAAACTGTAATTCCTCTTGTCCACACATCCCCTGTATAAAACAAAGGTTCTTTTCTATTAAGAGAATATACAAATCCTTGATGAGATGCCGAAATAAGCATGTCTCCTTGGTATGGCTCTAAATCATGTGTATGGTATACTCCTTCTAAAGTTATTACATCAATACCACTATCAAGAACTTTTATGACTTGGCTTTCCTTGTTTCCTCTATTATTAAGCCCTATATGTATCAACGAATTATGATCTATCCCAACAGCATTAACATGATTAATATCTTTACTAGTATCTTCATTAATATCTATAATTTGTTTTATACCACTTGGCAAAATATTAACAATTCTATTATGTTTTGTATCTGTAACTAAAATCCAAAGAGAAGCATTATAATCATTTAAATATGAATATATTTGGTGTACATCATGAGCCTCTTTTACATATTGTTTTTTAGATTGCGTGAGTGTACTAGAATTATATTGTCTTAAAAGAGTACCCCACTCTTTTCTCTCTGCTACAAAAATATCAGAGAAGCTCTCTCTTCCTATCTTAGACACACCAAAAAAGTTACCTTTTTGTACCCATTCAACTTTTTCAGTTTTAGTATCCACCTTAAAAATACCATTTGGTGAAGTTCCTATAATCATAATTTGTTCTCCCAATCAATAATAAAAACTTTATAACACTCCTCACATGTAAATCTACTAGATTTGTTTGTCTGAAAATAATATTCATCAATACCTACCCACGAAACAACACCACAATAAGGACATTTAGATTCAATACCATATTCAGGCTCTAATGGCTCTTCTATACTTATTATATTAGCTTTTTTTATTGGCATTTTTCCTCACAATCACTATTCCTGCTTCATCACCAAATTGTCTTTTTCTACCAGTAATATCAGAAATATTTAATTTATGTATAGTAACATCATTAAAACCTGCTAATCTAAATCTAGTTTCACAATCTTTAAAAGTAGTCTTCCAAGGATGTGCTTTGTACCCATCAACTAAATTTAAATCTATACTAGGCACATCTCTAGCACTTCCATCAAACGGAATAAATGCTAGAAGAACTCCATTATCACATAATAACTTAAACATCTTTGAAAGAACTTTATCTGGATCATAACTATGCTCAAGAACATCTTTTGCAAATATAAAGCTAAAAGACTTATTTTTAAGCTTCATATCATGAATATCCATAGTTTTACACTTAACATTATATCCTTCACAATTCTTCCTAGCAATCTTAACTAGTTCAGGATTTATATCTATCATTGTTACTTCTCTGTTATACTTCTCCGACAGCATTTTACTATGATATCCTGTGTTACCACCTACATCTAATATAGCCCCATCACTTAAACTATTCTCATTAGGTAAGTATTTTTCCACTTCTTTAAAGAACTTTATGGCCTCATCACCATGAGCTTCAAGAGTAAGTCTAGGCTCACCCTCATATTCCTCTACCTCAAATTGCATCTTCTTGTATTTATCATAATTAAACGAAAAATCTTTTTTTTCACGTTCTCCCTCTATAATAATAGGATCACCAACACTAAATTTAGGAAAGCCATATATCTCAGAAACCATATACCTGTATTTAGGAAACAATTCTAATTGTGTTACTTCATTAGTATACCCTAAACATTGAACATTATACGTAAGAGGAAGTGCTTGATGTGCTGGTGTTGATTTAAACAACGCAACTAGTTCCTTTTTAAAAGCTCCTGCTATATGCATAACAATAGAATCTATAGCAACCACTAAATCTGCTTGACGAATTACTGATTTACTAAATTCCATATCATCATATGCAATATCTTTACCGAATTCTAATATACTATATTCTTGAAAGTTAGAAAGAATTTCATCTACTTCATCCTCTTTAAATTCTTTAGGAGGATTACCTGCATCATTATGAAATAAAGCTATAGGTCTTTTATAACTAGATAAAAACTTGTCGGCCTTTTCAATATAAGACTCAGAAACATGCAATTCTGTCTGTAAATCCTCAATACAATTAAAAGAAACCCCAACTTCAGATTCAAATCGAAATATCTTATGTAGTCTATGTCCTTCCTGTTTGTTGGTAGGTAGAAAAATACCTTTTGTATATTGGTTTTCACCACCATATTTATCAGCAATTGGTAATACCTCATTCTTAACTTTTTCACCATATTTCTCTGGACCAGATTCCCAAGGGTCTGGTAAAATAGTAACAACCTCATCTATAAAAGGTAAACCAGATAATAAATTCTTTAAAGTCCTGCCAAATCTCTCAAGCCCTGCTACCGTAATGTAAGAATTTGGATTCTTTTCTTTATACTTCCTCAAAGCAGGAGTGAGCATCACATTATCCCCAAGTCCGTGTGGTGTTACTATAAGAATTCTTTGCAATTTTCTCTCCTTTCCTATCTTAATATTTATATTTATACTTATTAGTTAACACTAACCCTATCCATAATATACCTCTTTACAAGTTTCACATCCATTTGAGATACAAAGAACGTTATCTAACACACGCTTCCACGAATAATTAGAAACATCGGTAGTTTTTAAAGATTTTTTTGTATTCATTAATTTTACCATTTCAAAATTAACTTTGGAGATATCTTTAAACGTATAAACAGTACCAAACTTTTTATTTAGATCATCACAATATTCAGATAAAACAGGAACACCACAAGCTAAAGAATCAACAACCCTGTTACTAAAAATATTTCCGTGAACCAAATTAAGAACAATTTTTGACTTACACACAGTCTTCCTAAACTCATGTTGATAAACTGGAGGATTGGCATTTAAATCAGTAGGCCACCCATCTCCAAAAATCTCTACATCTCTAGCCTTTCGTAATTGTTCAATCCTTTTTTCAGTAGCATTCCCTATAAACACAACATCATATATCTTCTCTGAGTCCATAGGATACATAATATCTTGATCATACCCTTCTATAATCCAATGCGAATTAGGATTGACTTCTTTGAATCTTTCAACTACCTCTGTTGAAGTAGCTGAAGCAAATGTTGCATACTTTACATGAGTAAGTATTTCATCCGTAACATTGTGATGATAATCCATAAACCACAGCCAAGTCTTCGTTTTATCAGTACACCGCTTAATTATATTAGAAGGTACACCATTGCACTTTGAAAAAAATATTAATTCTGGTTTGTATACTTCAACTGCATGTTCCAACATCCCAAATAAATACTCAAAACTCTTGTGTTGCTGTAATATAGTTCTATAATTTATCGGGATTACTTTGTACCCTAATAATTCAAAATATTTAGCTTGTGCTAAATTAGTGCTGCTCTCTTTATCAACAACACCAACTAAAATAATTGTTTTTTTCACCCTACCCCCTTATCATTTCATTCATTTTATCAATATCTTCCTGCAATCTATCTTCTGGTTTTTTATCTAATTTAGCTTTTTCTTTTTGTAACAAATATATAAATTCAGCTACGTCTTTTAAAATAGTTTGTGTGTCTATAGCCCTATAATCACTTACATATCTAAAACTAGTAGGAGTATTATATCTATTTTCATAGATAGTGTGCCTGTAATTTTCATGCCCTATAATATAACTAGGGCAATCACTTAGTAATGAAATATGTGTTCCACCAGACTGAGAAGATATAGAGCAGATTGAATTATTAAGATATCCTATTACTTGATCTGTCTTATCCAATTCATTGTAAAGTATTAAATTATTAACACTAGGGTCTTTATATTCATGTAAACAAGCTCCTTTCGGAGTACCAGCTAACACTATAAGAAAATCTCTTTTTAAGTTATCTATTAATTCTTTCCATACATATTCTGGAACATTCCTATTAGAAGCTCTCTCTCTTGCTCTAGGAAAAACAGTTATAATAGGTCTGTCTAACCCTTTTATACTACTCCCTCCATATTTAGCAAACATTTGAGGTTTAGCATCCATAATCTTTGTACATGATCTAGGAGGCCATATTTCAATAGCTTTATCTACATTATAGAAATTACGCATATATTCAATAAGGTTTTTGTATACCCCTGGTGGTGTTAATGATCCTGCAGGAGCTGTTTTGAATACAGCTTCATACCCATCAGAATCAAGACCAATATCATAAAACTCTTTTGGTAAATCTATAGTGTAGGAAACAAAATCCTTTATAAAAGTATGTAAGGTAGGATTTGTAAAAAATAAGAACTTATGTTTAGGGTATACCTCAAATTTCAAATACCTGAAATGTGCTTGGGTTCTTTGGAGAAACCCATTCGTGTTCAAGCTAGGTCGTTAATCTAACTCCGCTTTTTGCTGCTGTATATTTCTATACAGATCAGACCATATCTTCATCCCTATGGGATGCCCCCCATTTCCATTCACTTGAATGTACGTCTTTCGACTGGTCGTTGCACGTAATAGCTAATGCTACTTTCGCTCAGGATTGTCCTCATCTTAACATGTTAGGAGTTTCCCTGAATTAGAGGGGTTTTCTATTTATTATTACTAATAAAAGGGGCAATAATTTACCCAAGTTCCCCAATAAAAAAACTAACTACAGTAGGATCATCTACAAAAAATTTCTTATCAATCATCTAACCTCCTAATTGATTTAATTCATTAAAAAATTGTTTGTGTAAAGTAACTAAAGTACTAATACTCATATCCGATTTAGAACTCTTTCGGTTATTATATTTTGCACCAACAATTTTAAGATTAACAGGAGATGATATAATACCAACATCAATATTATTATCAAAACCATCTTTAACAGAAACAATATGATTATTTGGACATCTAAAAAGAAGTTTTGACTTACTAGAAATATAGTCATTAGAAATACAATAATATCCAGATAATATATTTGGAATTCTCTTATTTATTTTATCAATAGATAATTTATTATTCCCACCACATTTCTTATTTTCAATATTAATCATCATTAGTTATTAAAACTCTATTTTTAAATATATCTAACTTCTCAAATTCTCCTGGATATGGCATCTTTCTACGCCACACAACCATATTATTCAACATATAAGGATAGTAACAATATTCTGAACATAACATTTTCTGGTAGTCTACAATTGTAGGAGAAATAAAATTACTAACAAGAGTACCAATAGGAAACTTTGAGAATGAACACAGAAAAGCAATTTTAGATAAATCATTTCTATAACAATCATAATCTTCTTTAAGAGGTAGCCAGTATATTTGTCCTTCATAATTACTTATCCTCCTAGATAACCTATTAAAGCATATGCCATTTTCAAGTGCCTCTAAAGATAACACATGGTTATCTATAAATTCATGCCTAAACAAAAATCCAATATGAGTAATATCATACCCTGTTCTCCATTCTATTACTCCCCCAAGATAGGAATCTGGTGAGAATAGCAACAAATCCCCACTCTTCATCTCATCTCTGTATTTAAGATAAGTTGTAAGACTCCTTGTTTTCTTTTTTTTCTGCATCTGCAGCCACATCCTCTAATGTTGTAATGGGTTGCCCATTCTTAATTGAAAAGAATACACCTTTTAGTGAATTGACTAAATCAGATATTTTTTTCAGTTTAAATGTTTTTGCAATAGCAGTAAGAATCCCAAATATAAATCCTATCGTAATGATATTATATTGAATGAATTCTAATAAAATTGGATCAAAATGAGGTACAGCCATAGTTACCCTCCTTTCTAATCAAAATCTTTGATAGCTTTTACTAACTCATCAATAGTATTCAAACGATCCTCAGGAGCAGTCTCAGGATTCCTAAGTTTGTCTGCAGCATCAAATACTAGTGAAGTTAAAAGAATAGCAGATTTTGCTCTAGGGTCTCCACTTACTGCAGCATAGAGTTCTGCTATTTCTTTAGCTTTGCTGATAAGAGCAATGATATCCATACCATCATCATTATCGAACATAAGTAAACTTTTAAAAAATTTAATAATTGCTTCCATAGTTATTCTCCTTTTTTTTAATATTTAAAAACTCTTCTATATCAATAGGTTTATAATCAGGGTATCCCCAAACTTTTCTTTCCTTCTCTCCAATATCTATATGAAAAGCTATATCAAGATACCTCACCATGTTTTCAACATTAGTAGCTAAAGCTATATTTTTGAATAAACCAATACCTGTAACATCGGAATTAAGTATTGTGGTAATCTGCTCCACAGGACTAGCCTCAGTTTCAAAATGGAAATCAATAGCTTTACAACCATTCTCTCTCAAATGCCAAGGACTCTTACATAGTCTAGCATCATGAATTGCATCATCCATTACCACACAACCATAAACAGACCAGTAAGGTACAGCTACCCATCCTGTGTGCTCAACAATATCATCGAGAATTTTAACAATAGTTGGATTTATATTCCACCCACTACCTAATTGACATAATCTCACATCATCAAATTGATATCTTTTGAAGTGTTTAACATTGTTAAAATCAATCATGAAACCTCTCTATTTATTTTCAGCATATATTAATCCAGCATAAAGAACATTAGGTGTAGCAACATAATCTCCTAATTTTGCTCCTACTCTTACTTGGTTTATTCTACTAGTCACATTATAAATAGAATGTACAGACATAGAAGCTGTTACTTCTTCAGTATACAAACTAGCAATAGACTCATAGGAAGAACTATTCAATCTCCCCTGTACAGTAAACATTACAGATGTAGCATTTAATGGTGCAATACGATATAAAACAGATACATTTTCAGCTTTAGCATCAAGCCAATCTGAATAAGTATAAGCAGATGTAGAAATTTTAGTGGCATTTAGACTAAATGGTAAACCACTTTCTCCACTTATAGACATGAATTTTCACTCCTTTTATTAACCCTTTAACAACTTTAAAAGTAATCACAGCTCTAACTAAAACAACACAAATCAAATCCTTAGTATCGGAGTAAATCAATTGTAGGTAGGTATTATTATTTTTTTATTTTCAACACTCCTAGTGTAAAGGGGAGTAAAACTCCCCTTTTTATATATTCTACGGAACAGTAATCGGTGTAGCTAAATTAGTAGCAGTAAAGTACCAGGGATTATCATCCCCCATATACCATGATCCTTGTAAACTAGCATTAGTAACTAATGCCTGAGCTGCAGCCACTATAGAAGCTTGTGTAGCTAGACTCCCTTCAAAAATAAATTTATTTCCAATTTTTGTGTAACTTGTAGCCTTTACCTGAGCACCCTGAACAGCTCCTGTAAAAGTACCTGAAGTACCTGTTACTGCTGTACTAGAGATACTAGCAAAATTGCTAATAGTCTCAGTTCCGTTTTTCCCTTGTATATTACTATCAAATTTTGAATCACCCATTTATATCAACTCCTTTGCGAATTTTAGGGTTTTTACACTACATGGGTAATAGTATAAAATTTCATACCGCAAAAAATATGAATCCCTTATTTCTCTTCTTTTTTCAATTTCAAGACCCAAGTTTTAGGACTTATACCTTTTTTCATAGGTCTTTCCACTGTTACTACTTCATACCCAAAATCTTCTTCAAGACTTTGAGCAACGTTTGATTCTGTGACTCTAATAGAAGGAGGTCTTTTTTCAGCTAGTTTTTTTGCTTTCTGAAACCCAACAGATTCATTGTTCTTAATCTTCTGTAAAATAGGTATTTCTCCTAAACCTAAGTACTGCCTTACAACATTTATAAGGTCTCCTTCTTCAATTCCATATTCTTTACAAAACTCACTTAATGGCCTATCTGGGTCTTTTCTCTCAACATGATTAAACAACATCTCATTAAATTCTTTTGGTGTGACATCTCCTATAATTGGTGGATCATTCTCTTCATCTTTTAAATCATCATCTATTTCTGAGGTCTCTGAGGAGATAATAGAATCATCTATTGGTTCATTATCAATATTAGTGGGAACTTCTTCTTGTTTTTCTATATCTTTATTTTCAATTGAAGAAGTCAAAACTTCCTTCAAAGCAACTGCTATCATATCCACTTTTTCTTTATCAGACCCTGCTAAAGCTTCCAAACCATCCAATACTTGCCCAAAACTACTCTCATTAGCACGATCTAAAACGTTATCCTTAAATTCCATTTTGGGTTTATCATTATTAGTTTCGTTGTTATTCTCTGATCCTTCCTTATTGCACCATTCCTCATATTGAGCAGTATCCATATCATGTTTTTTTCTTAAATGAACACCCATATTATTAAGATTGGCCTTACCACAGATTTTACATTCTGCCATATTTCCTCCTTTACATTACATCCGTAATGTTGTTATAGTATCCACTATGCATCCCCTACTAATTGAGGAGCAATCGGCTTTGTTGTATCTATATATAAATCCTTATATTTTCCCTTTTCAGAGTGAGCTTTTTCAATATCGGCTTTGTATTCTTTAAAGTAAGAACTATTTTTTGCTTGTGTGCCATATATTTCACCATCACCATAATGCCAAGTAAACATCTTGGACATATCTTCTGTAGTACGTGGGAATTCATCAAAAGGAAGACGGTATACAGGGTCTCCAACAATAGATAAATCAGAAGGGTCTCTATCTGGGTAATAATCATTCTGTGGTCTGACAAGCCTTCGATTATATTGAGTTTTTGTTTCCTTACTAAAAGCCATTTATGTCTCAATCCTTAAATAAAAATGTAGGTAGGGGAAACCCCCTACCTACTATTAATTACTTCTAAGAACTAGAAGTATTGTTTGCAATATCAAAACGCCAGTTGGTAGGTGCACCACCAAAACGACAGTTAATACTTGCGTGATAACCAAGACTTAATTCGTCTTTCCAAAAATCAAGTATAACTCCCTGTCGATCAGTAGCCATTTTACCCATAAGCAACTTTGACATAAACCATCCATCCGCATCAGTTAAGTATGCCCATTCAACAATAGGAAGAATACTCTTCAAGACGTTAACAGTGTTATTGGTAACATCTGGTACAAGAGTACTATTCAATATTTCCTGAGCAGTAAACTTCAATGCAGGAGGAAGGATCAATGCATCAGGTGCATGTTCCATTACCTGACCTCTTTCATCTTTAGCATTTGAAATAACATACTGATTATATACATTCTTCAAATTAGCAGCAGTTAAAGAATAAGAGGAATTGTAGTTACTATAGGAATTCCCAACTTTATCAGCATGAGTTGTAGAAAACCATGCTTTGTTGTCATATGCTAAATTGCCAGTGGCATCTGTTACAACATCTGTTATAGAGTTATTGAATACCGCATGACCAGCACTCAAAGAGCCATTATTATACATTCTAGCATAGAATTTTTCTTTTGTTCTATAAACCTCTGGTGCCCAAGTCGCAACTTTCTTCTGAACTAAAGGTCTGACTTTCTGTGAATCCTCTACAGATTCCTTAGAAAATTTAACAGTCCTCCCAAAGGTTCTATTCTTACAAACGATTGTGTAGCTTTCCATTGGTTTGTCAGCTACCAAATCTTCATCTTCTGGCTTTTCCAACAGTTCACCAAGTCCAATAGAACTAGTGAATTTCTCATACGCAGCCTCAGATTGAACTACCTCATATATTGTCTCAAACTTCGGAGGTTTCTGAGGATAGCTCTCTATGAAGTATTCATACATATCTTGCTTCATATTTTCCGTAAATTCATTTCTCATTACAGCCATTCTCTAACACCCCCTACTTAAAACAGCCAGGTTTAATACGAACCCAAACTGTATTTTCATTAGTATCAAAATCAGATACAATTAAACACTCAGAAGCTGCAGCACAGTCTTCTTGAGCTTTTTGAACTCCACCAGTATTATAAATACCTAACGCATTACCAACAACAGAAGCATTAACTGAAGCTGATGCATTATGATATGGAATTTCAAAAATGTCTTCCAAACCAGAGATAACATATATCTCATCTTCTTTTGCTGTTGAATCAGAAGTCCAGAAATTAGTAGCACTCGCATCTTTGGGAATAACAGCCCATCCACGAATAGATGTGCCACAATCTCCGACTAATGTAACAGCACCAGCAGTACTAACATAAACAAACTTTCCACCCCTACGAGCAAAAGCTTGAGAAGCAGCCACTGGTAATTGTTCGCCTTTACCTGGGCCTTTTACGTGCTCAAATTTAGGCTGGTTATAATTAGCCATTCTTGTTTCACCATCCTTTAATATATAAGAACAGAGAAATCATCCAACCTCTCAACATTTTCTAATCTGTTGTATCATCCAATACGTATTGTTATTAACTTTTTTATTTATAAACGTAGTTAATTGGTTTAAATCTTATTCAGCATCTTCTTTCTTTAGTCTACCATAAGCAATATCTTCTTTCTTCTTAATACCTGCGTAGACTTCTGGAGTTAGCCCTCTTTCCTCAGCACCTGCAATTATAGAAGGATGTTTAGGGCTGTATTTATCCGTAGTATCTGATGCTTTTTTCTCAATTTTTTTAGTGGTAGTAGTAGTGGTTTTAGTCTCTAGACCATCTCCTGTGTCACTAGCTTTAACTAAATTAGCATTTGTTTCATCTTCAAGGAAATCCTTCACATATTCCTCAACAGAAAGAACATTCGTCTCTTTACCATTCTTATCATACTCCACATGTTCAAAATCCTGTAGTTGTTCGTTCCAAGTAAACTCATTTAGAGTCATTTTAACTATCTGAGTAGGATTAAGAGCATTATTCTCAGCAGCAACAGATTTTATAGCACTCATTAATCCTCTTCGTGCCATAGAAGCTATCTTAGCATCTTTACCTTTTGACTCCTCTTTTGTCTCTGTCAATTCTTTTGTCAGACCTTCTACTTTCTTATTAGTTTCGTTTTGGAAATTTTTAAAATCTTTTTCTAAAGATATCTTGATTCTATCAACTTCACTTGCATCTTTAAGCTTTTTATTTTCAGCTTCTTCTTCTAGTAAAGTTTTAAGATCATCATAATCCTTAGATATACCTTTAAGCTTATCAAATTCTTCTTTGTCAGGAACACCACTAAGTTTATCTTCAAGGTCTTCAAGCTTTTTTAAAGCGTCTCTTTTTAACTTTCTTTCACTATCTCTCTTGTCAATAGCTTTTCCCATTTCACTTTTATAGTATTTAACCTGTCTTAAAAGTTCTTCTTTAGAGAGATTTTCTTCATTAGTTTTTTCTTTTTCGCTGATAGTAGATTGTAAATCCTCATCAGTCATATCATCTTTTATTTCTACACCTAGCTCTTTGGCCTTAGCTATCAATTTATCATCTAACATAATTTACCTCCGTAAATTTTATACATTATCCAATGTTTTATTCCAACTCTTTATGAGTTTTAGGTTCTCTTTTTGAGTACCACCCATCACCTTTCAAATTAAATGATGACAAAGACATTACTCTTCTCATCTTAGACCCACAAGCACAAATAGGTACGTATTCCTCACTTTCACTTATGGTCTTAAAAAATCTTTCAAATCCAAAAAAACAAACAGGACACTGATATTCATATATAGGCATTACTCCTCCTTAGCTTGCTTACCTTTATCTTCATCTTCCTTCTGCTTACTAGTCTTGTATGATTTGTCCAAATCACTATTAGGACTTCCTTGACCATTTTTTTCACTAAAATCTTCACCAAAACCGCCTTTGATAGGCTCTATCTTTCCATCCCCTTCATCAATCTCTATTTCAATAGATTTCAATACAGTTTGAGGAACATGTGGTAGTGCTTTTCTAGCAATACCTTTTTGTAACTCTTTATTCATCAAGAAGCTAAAATTTCTCTCCATTATCTTGAATATACCATCTACCTCATCAGTAAGAGCCTGTACATCAAATGTAGTAGGATACTGAACATCTTTATACTCATTCTTTTTAACTTTTAAGTAATCAAGAGCAATCAAAGATATTTGGTTTTCAGCTTCTTGATATGAAGCAGATTTTTCAGCTAGTGCAGAATTAACACCCAAAAAATTATATTGACTTTGCCTACCAGACCTAGAAGTGTACATATCAGATGTTCCACCTTGCAACCCACTAAGTCTAAATATCTCTTTTATGTGATCAACAGTAAGTTTCCAAATAACATTAATATTTTCAACATTAGGACTAATAAACGCAGGAGGATGTTTAGCATCACTTGGAAATGTCCAAATAGAAGATGTAGATATTTTTTTAAGAATATCTGTTCCTCTTTCAACTAATGAACCATCATCAGGAACTGTTAGCTGTGAAAAAGTCTGTCTTTCAATCTGCTCATCTACACAGGAACACCAATTAAATATAATCCTGTTTACATACACAATATCTTTCAGTAAAGACTCCCCTATTTTATCAACCCTGCTCTTTTTATGATACATAGTGTAAAGAGGAATATACCCAAGAGGATTTTTGCCTTTATTTTTAGAACCATCTGTAAACTTTACTGGCTTCCCTTCTTCATCATGTATTTCCCACGAATCAGGAGTAATAAGCATATAATGAACACTTTCTTCTCTTTCAGTAAAGGGGTCTTCATCTTCGTAATGATCCATTTCTATTACAACCCATTTATAATTACCTCTACCATCAAGTGACCAGTCTTTTAATTGTGTTGGGTATATTAATTTAGCATATGGCTGTCTATTACTCTCTTTCTCGTCTTTTTTAGTCACAAGAGGTATTTTAGACATAGGCATATTGATAAGTATATCAATCTTACCATACACCGAAGACCAATAGCCAGCATCCTTCATAAAATCAGACATATTAGTACCCTTACCATCAGCATCTAGTCTAAAAGAATCTAATTTCTCATTCGCTGGTCTTTCAACACCTTCCTTAAATATGTATGAATTATAAATATTAGGTATAGTATCACAGAAATTTAAATAGTAAGCTCTCTCTAACCTCTCCTCAAAATCCTCAGAATCCTCTAATCTATGAGTAAACAAATGTTCATTTGTAATAAAGGAGCTACCACCAGCAGCAGACGCTTCATAAAATTCCCAATCATCTTTTTTGCTACTATATTCTGGATGCTCTCGTTCTGATAATTTTACTTTCTTCTTTTTCTTTTCAGGCATATTTATCAATATCCTTTAAATTTGGTCTAGGTGGTAAGTATCGACCTTACGCCCTCAAGCCCCCAAAGCTTGCACTCTACCAACTGAGATACACCTAGAAATTACCTATTTTGCTTAGTTAAAACTTGAAATCCTGATTTCTGTGCTATTCTAAAACACATCTCAAGAGAGTCACAGTTATGTACTGCTATCCCATTAACAACGTAACTATTATCTCCTTCAACTTCTAAATTATATACTTTACCCTCATAATACATTTTTTTATTATAAGATATTCTTCTAGATAACAACGTTTCATCTTCTGAAAAATACGTAGACTTTCTGTTACATTTAGGTGAACATCTTTTAAGTTTTTTATCCTTATATATATCAACAGCAAATTTAGGAAGTAAAGAAAGAAAATCCAAAGTATCTAATCTAGACAATTCTACATAATATTGATTTCTAGAAATAAATTTATTATCAAACTTATATTTTTCCCTATTGACAAATCTAATCCTAGGCTTTAACCCTACTTTTATAAACAATAAATAAATTTGAAAAGCCAAAGACGGAGAAATTGTGTTGCTCCTAGCTACCCCTTCAGTAAAATTATCATCTCCAAATAAATACCCAAATAATAAGCTTAAAGTCTCTTTTTTACCAAGTCTCATACAAAACTCAGGTAGTCTTTTACTAGTTTTTGATTTAAATAACTTTAAAAAATTAGTTATAGGAACAGAATTAAAACAAGTTCTTTTCAAATTATCTCTTGTATAGACATATATTTTCACATTACCAAATTTATTATACAAAAGTTCTCTAATAAAATCATCAACAACAACTTCATCTTTATGTGATGCTAAATTAACAGAATGAGTACTTCCAGTAGAACCTTCTGCTGCAAAATAACCCAAGAAAAAAGACATTTCCTCATCTATCTCTACATACTTACTAATTGGAATACTTCTTGGATTAATCCTTTCACCTTTATAAGTAGTGCCATAAATTAACCCATCTTTTTCAATATAGTAATCCAAATATTTTGACATATCTAAAGTAACATTTTCACTATAAGAAATACAAGGTGTGTTAATCAAATGCTTTTTCTTGTCCAACTTACTAATTTCTTCAAAACAAAAATCATTATTATTCACAGTTGTATATGTTCTTTGAGATTTTGAAACTTCTTTCTTAGTATAAGTTGATACCAACAACCTATGGTTACTAGTAAAAGTAGTAGGTAAAGTTCCAACTCCTTTTATTTCAAAAACTTCCCCAGAATAGTCTCTTTTATACGTTTTGGTTACTTTATTAAAGGAACCTGTATGTGTTAATACCTCATCTCCTATTTTAACATCTTGTATTTCTTTAACACCTTTATTTGTTAAAATAAAAGAGCCTGAAAGGACACAAGCATCATCATGCCTATCATTCTCTCCTGTGAAAGTAAGTATTTGCTCCATAGCTAAATCATACATCTGATTAGTTTCTGCTTTATATTTATCAAAAACCAATGTACCATCAGTAATAAAAGGAATCATACCCTCAACACGTAATTTCTTATCTTGACTATTATTAATTTCTTTTACAGGAACATAAATACCTGCTCTACGTGAAATAGTCCTTAAATTCTCCGCAAGAACATATTGAAACGCATTTGTTTCAACACCAAACAATTTATATCTAAACTCTAAATGCTTCTTAACAATAGCATCTATCTGGTAATCAACTTTTTGTCTGTCAATTTCAAAATCCACAACATACAAATAACCTGATCTTAAATCCCTAATTATAGTCGGAATACAATAATAATCGTTAGAATCTGCCTTTTTACCAAGAGCAGGGTCAATAGCACCATAACTAGGATTTATAGTATTTCTAAGTATCTTCTGTATAACAGGATTTGTAAGAAAATTTTCCCAATGAATGTCACCTTCCTGAACCATTATCTTACTATAATCTATAGGACTATTCTGCTTTTCAGAAAGAAACCCACTATAATCAGATACTTTCTCTACCATTAAATCATAATAGGGATCACCTTCAGGCCAAAGAACTTTAGTTCCTCGCAACATATCTTCTTTATGTTTTTCAAAAAACTTACGAGCATCTTCAATGTTGTTTTCATTGAATCTATCTACGAATATTTTCTTCCACTCTCCCCAAAGTGGTGAAGTAGATTCAGACAACACAGCAGAAAACCGTTTTGATCTCCAATCTGGAAATTTAGACCTGTCTAACAATGCGTTCAACAAAGATTCTTTACCAAGAACAGTACCAACAACGAAAATATCCATTATTGTTCCTTTTTCACCTTTTGTGTGAAGAACATCTTTCTTGAACCAGCGATTTTGTATAAAATCTCTCTCTGACTCAGACCTCAACATGTCAGAATTTTCCAGATCATCCAGAAGAAGCAACTGGGGTCTTATATTCCCAAACTTTTCACCACGAATATTATTACCAGTGCCAAGAGCAGATATTTTAATACCAGAATTAGTAATTATCTCGTTAGCTCTCCAAACAGAACCTTTTCCGCACAAATCAGGAAAGTCTTTATTCAGTTTAGCATTATTTAAAAGCTCTCTCTTTACGTCAGACAAAAATCCTTCAGCCTTTGTAGCTGTATCTGACAACATTATTATAAATCTTTTCTTGTAGTATGCCATACACCATATTGGAACTATTGTAGATACAATCGAGCTCTTCGAGTTTCCCCTCGGAGCTGCTATAGCATACTTTATAGCTTCAGTTCTATTCGGCCTGTTTAACTCTTCTGCAAACACTTTGTATAAGAACTTATGGAAATCACTACTAGACTTTCTCAAGTAGTGAGAGAAATATCGTATTGCAAATAAGTAAATGTCATCTTCACATTGTTTTTTTATAAGTTCTACTTCTTTAGGAGTAAGACCACGTTCTCTACTATCAATGTTATTCGATATAGTCTTTGTATAATCGCTATTATCAGACATCTACTACTTCTTTTTCTTTAAGCTTCTTTTCGTGTTCTTCTTTTATAACATCAGCTATTTTTTTACCTAGCTCTCTGTCAACAGTGTCTATTTGATTATTTTGCTGATTATATTGTGTATTTATATTCAGTTCTCCTACTCTAACTCCGTCAAATCCAAATAATTTAGCTTTCCTGTCTATAATCTCCACCCATGTAACTAAAAACCTCTTTATATCAGTAGCTGCAGACCCTTTTGCGTCACGGTACTTCTCAAACAGCTTTTTAGCTTCCTCACAAGCCTGACAATACTCAATATATATCTCACTACGTTTTTCCTGAATTGTTTCAGGAGTAACACCATAATTTAACAATTCACGTAGATATTTTCTGGATTGCTTAACGGAGGATACAGGAATGCCAAGAATATCAGCTATCTCTGTTGCAGTTCTAGTACCATCATCATACTTTTGCACATCAACTAATTGCACAAATCTATTGATTGTAGCACCAGACTTATTTGAATTTTTTGTAGTCAAAATAGAAAATCCTTCCTATATATAGAAGTTATTATTTATATCCATAACGTAATAACTTAATTTTATTACTCTTCTATATATGTGAAGGATTTAGGAAGGTAATTTGATAAGTATTTGATTTTACTGTAGGTATATTTTAAATATTAGTTCCGTTTATTGCTTCTATAACATCATTAATATTGTCATATAAAGTCCTTATTTCTGTAGTTTTGATAAATCCTCTCTCATCCGTTACAATTTTATTCTCTACTAAAATAAAATAATTTGGATTAACTCTAAGAGTTAAAAGTTTTCGTTTACTAATTGTTATGTCACGTAGTAATTTTTGTAGTTCTTTTATAGTTTCCACCACTCCCCCTTTTTTGATTTATGCTGTCTTTCCACTTTTATATGGTGGTTGAATAGTGTACGAATCATCTTGAATTGTCACCCATCCAGTACCCCTACAACCGTGACAAGTCTTAATAGATTGTTTCTTGTACTCAAAACTTTCATTTATATCCACTTCACCTGTCCCTTTACAAACAGGACATATTTCAGCATGTGCCATTACTCCTCCTATTTTATTTGGTATTCTTTATGCTCTTGTCTCATCCTTCATTATACTTCCTATAATACCAAGTTATAAATAACATTTCCTCGTTCATCTATTACTATCCATGAATGTCCTATCATATTACTAATTTCAAATGGAACTATTTTACCCATTGCACAAAATATTATCTCAATAACATCTTTGTAGGAGCAACACAATTGTCCAACTATCAATCTTGAAATTTCAGTATTAAGTAATTCTGTAAGCATATCTTTGGTTGTACGTAAATTAGCAACATTAAAACTCATACACTGTTCAATAACTTTCATTTATTTCTCCTTTTCTTTTTAAAATATCTCCTTCTTATCCTACGTATATAAGACGTAGAGCAAGGCAACTGGTAAGCAATCTCACTCGTTGTCTTTCCGTCTTCCGTTAACTTTAAAATAAGATATTTTAATCTACGTTTCTCTATATTTACTCTATTCCATACATCACTAGAATCATACAAATTTTCTAATGAATTTAATGGTTGAGATGTTATTAAATACTCAGTTTGAGAAACATAATCCTTATTAACAATTTCTTCTACTTCATCACATAATTCAATGCAAGATTCAAATCTATCACACTCTGAGCACAATTTTACCATATCCATTCATACCACACTCCTAGCTACCTGTTTAATTAGTTTATCTATTTTATTATCCCTAAACACTTGGTACACAGCATTCCCTAATTGAGAATACACCATACCATCCATACATTCATTATTTTTATAATTATATTCAGTAGCCATAGCTACAGACACAGATTCTAAAAAAGCAGAAATAAGTCTTTCTTTACTAGGTTTCTCATTATCTTGAATTACAGAATCATCAACAAGTATTATTTGATCAGAGGTATTAACACTAGATAGAACTGTACTTAAAGATTGTTTGTTTATTATATCACTAAAACCAACTTTATACTTAAATCCACAAATATCTACAAATTTAGGTATTTCATATTTACTAAAATCAAAAATATTTGAAACAATAAAGTTATACCAACTTTTTGATAATATTATAATTGTATCCTCATCTAAGGAACTTGTAAAATATACATAATCTATAGCATGAAATATTTCATGTAAATAGATATAAGCAGCATATTGTAAACTATTCTCTTTAGTAATTTTTATAACTGAAGAAGCACCAAGAAAAAGACCATCATTTCTTGCATGTTCTGAAAATTTAAAATATTTAACTTTATATGTCAGACACCCTATTGTAACTGTTTTTGGAAAATAAATATTATAGCTTTTTCCTTTCATTAACTACTTCTCCTTTCCATTAGGAAACATCTTCTTAACATATTCCTTTATTGCTTTTAACTTATCCTTAGCTTCTTTCCTTTTCCCATTATACGTTTGAGGCTTTTCCTCCTCTTTTGGTTTTCCTTTCAGTATTGCCCAAACAACATTTCTAAGAAATAATGCAGAAGCAAAAAATGATCCTCCACATACAAATGCATAATAAAATTCTTGAGTATACTTCCATTTATTATAACAATAACCTGAAATATAAAAAAGAACTAGAAAAGCAATTATTTGATTTATAAAACTTACTTTCGACATTTTTTATTCCTCCTTTCTTAAATTCTTAACCTCTTCAAACTTTGAGGCTAACCACTCTGGGGTATCCTTAATACCAAATCCTAATATCTTTCTAATTCTCCTAGGAATTTCAAAATTAGGAAACAAAAATCTTATAGCATTTTGATAGAAAAATCTATCTTTATTATCCTCATCAACATATTTTAAAAATGGACTCATAAACTCCTTAATAGTCCATGTATGTCTAATCATAGGCCAATCAGACCCAAACATTATCCTATCCCCCACAGCACTACATAACAATTGATTAAGTTTCACGAAATAGTTAATAAACCCACTACTATGAGCCTTGTCATTATAAGCAACATCACTAAAAATATTAGGATATCCTTGCATATACTTCACAATATAAGAAATCCACTTAGAATCCCCACCACTATGAGCAAAATTCAAATATATATCAGGAAATATCTCAAAAACTTCCTCAAAAGCTGTTGGATGGACTAAAGTATCCCTTTCTTCACATTTACCAACTAAAGTTTCACTAAACACACCACCAGAACTACAATGAACAGTAATCGGTATTTGGTGTTCCTGACACATATCATAGAAATCATATAAGGTATTATTAGTTTTAAGAGAATTGTACAAGGTACGATGAGATGGGTGAAACCCTAACTTAGGATACATTTTTACACCAAGAAAACCTTTTTCAAATAAGCACCACTTAACAAAATTAACAGCATCTTCCCTTCTAGGATCAAATCCGATAAAAGGCATAATTCTACCATAGTTGTTCTTAGCAATTCGTTTCATTATCTCTATTTGCATTCCATACGCTAATTCTGGTTTAGCTTTTTCAATTGTAGCATATTCAAAATCTATCATCAAAGGAGTAGACAGCTCAATTCCTGCATCCTTCATCTCTTTATTTAATTCAACATCACCTACTTTATATAAAAGTTTTTTAAATATAAGCAACATTTCATCCAATTTAGCAAATTCAGGATATGGGTTTTTTGATAAACAAAAAAATACTTTAAATACTTTATTCTTAACTTTAACAAACACATCTATTATAAACTTTACAGGCTTACTTCTTAGAATACCTTCAACAGATGGAACTCCACTAACCACTTCTACAACTTTATCAGGACATACTTTAAAATTAACTACATGAGGATGTGTATCAATCATACCCAACTCCTTTTAGTATCCGAACTAAAAGTATTCTCAGCATACTCCGAACTAAAAGTATTCTCAGCATAAGTTTGTGGCAAATAAATTCCATTTTCTTTAATTTCTTTTTCATATATCTCAT